TATGTTATCTGCATTAGTTGGCAAGAGATACAAGGTAGGTAACAAGGTTCTTATTCTGCAACATAGAGATGAGTTAGTAAGACAGAATAGAACTAAGTTCTCTAAGGTTAATCCAAACATTACAACTAGCATCGTTGATGGGTCAGAAAAAGACTGGTCTGGCAACACAATATTTAGCATGGTGCAAACATTATCAAGAGAAAACAATTTAAATAACATCAATCACTTTGACTTAGTTGTGGTTGATGAAAGTCATCATGCAGTAGCAGATACATATATGCGTATCATTGACAAAGTTAAACAAGCAAATGAATCAGTAGAGATCGTTGGCTTTACTGCAACACCTAATCGTGGAGACAGAAAAGGTCTTAAAAAAGTATTTACCAACTGCTCACATCAAATTGAGATTAACACATTAATCAGAGAAGGTTTTTTAGTGCCACCTAAAACATACGTTGTTGATGTGGGTGTGCAGAAAGACTTACAAAATGTTCGCAAGACAGTAACTGATTTTGATATGTCAGAAGTTGAAAAGATTATGAACAAACGTGCCATTAATGAGAAGATTGTTCAAGAATGGCAAGATAAGTCTAATGAAAGAAAGACAGTTGTTTTTTGCAGCACAATTACTCATGCACAAGATGTTTGCGATGAGTTTAGAAAAAAAGGTATCAGAGCAGAAATTGTAACTGGTGATACACCAAGCGAACAACGTAAAGAAATATTATATGATTTAGAACATGGTGATGTGCAGGTCGTGGTCAATGTTGCTGTATTAACAGAAGGCTTTGATGCACCACCAATTAGCTGTATTGTTCTTACAAGACCATGTTCATATAAATCAACGATGGTGCAGATGATTGGTCGTGGTCTGCGAACAATCAGTCAAGAAGAATATCCTGGAGTAATTAAGAAAGATTGTATCGTCTTGGATTTTGGCACCAGTGTTTTGACACATGGGTCACTTGATGAGGGCGTTGACCTTGATGGTGCTCAAGCAAACGTAAATGGAGCAACACCACTTAAAAACTGTCCAGAGTGTCAATCTGAAATCCCATTGTCATCAAGAGAATGTCCTATCTGTGGACATGAGTTTGGCACTCAAGATAAAGAAGTTCTTGATAACTTTACCATGACAGAAGTTGATCTTATTGACAGATCACCATTTAGATGGCTTGACTTGTTTGAGAATAATAGATGTATGATGGCAAGTGGTTTTAATGGATTTAGTTTAGTTGCACATTTAGATGACCTATCTGTAGCTCTTGTAAAGCGTAATAAAGGGCGTTTGAGGGTTGTTAGTGTTGGAACTAAGGAACAAGCAGTTGCGTCTGCTGATGACTTCCTAAGAGGCATAGAAGATGGTGATGGTTCAAAGAAAGGTAAAAGATGGTTAAATCAAGGTGTGAGTGTAAAGCAAAGAGACGCATTAGCACAATTAGGTCAGTTTGTTAGACCTATGGATTTTAGTTGGAATAAATATAAAGCAGCCTGCTGGTTAAATTATTTGTGGAATAAAAAAGAAATTGATGCAAAAATTTTAACCTATTACGAAGGAGATGATAATGCAGCGTAGTGAAGCGTTGAAAAAAGTAGACTTAATTATTAATGGACCAAGAGCTAAATCTCATGGAGATGCCACAGAGACACATACTTATATAGCTCAAATGTGGAATATATTATTGAGAAAAAAATTAAAAGAGCCTTTAGACATACATGATGTTTATAGGGCTATGATTGGTATTAAACAAATTAGAAACAGTCAGAATCCAAAAGTCGATGACAACATGATTGATATTATTGGATATGCTGCATTAGCTTTGGAGGCAAAAGATGGCAAGAATGGTAATTGAATATACTATCCAAGAGGAAAACAAAGTTGGTATTGAAAACTTTAAAGATGGCAAGATGTTTGTTCAGTTTAGTTTTGATGATCATCCAGACGTTACTGCAGGTAAGATGCAAGATGCGTTAGTCAATGTGATGCACAAAAATAAAGATTACGTTTTAAGTATAGTCTTCATTGCTAAGTTTGAAGGCGTAACAATGGCAGAGGGTGCTCTGTACAAAGAAGGAGAAGGTAGATGGATAAACCCACAATCGGAGACGATTCACTAAAAAATTTAACTCAATTATTTACAAGAATTGGTTGGGATAAAAAGTTAAGCGAACTAACTGAAGATGAGATAGTCGCAACAATATTGATTATGCAATTTTCAAAAAGGATAGATTCAGATGAACAATATACAAAAGACAGACTCGACAAACTACTTCTTGAATATGTCTACGAAAAACAAGACGACACAATCGATGAAGACGAAATACCTTTTTGAAGAAGTTATTGATGAAACTATTGTAGACAAAAATAGAAAAGAGCCTAGACGTAAATATTTAGGTGCATCAATGTTAGGAGATAGGTGTGCAAGAAAAATACAGTATATTTATACTGGTTGCGAACCTGATGAAGAAAAAAAGTTTAATGCTAGGACTTTAAGGGTGTTTCAATTAGGACATGAGCTAGAAACAAGTATGGCTGGTTGGATTAGAAATGCAGGATTTGACATAAGAACTATGGATAGTAATGGCGAACAATTTGGTTTTTCAATAGCAGATGATGAGATCAAAGGACACATAGATGGTGTGATTTGTTCTGGTCCTTTGAGTGTTAGTTATCCAATGTTATGGGAATGTAAGTCTGCTAATGAGAAAAAGTTTAGAGATTTCAAGATGAAAGGCATAAAAGCTAATCATACTTACGAAGTGCAAGTTGCGTTATATCAAGCATACATGGAGCTAACAGATAATCCTTGTTTGTTTACAGTTATTAACAAAAACACTAGCGAGATATTTTATGAGCTTGTTCCGTTCAATCAAGAGTTAGCACAATATGCCAGTGATAGAGCAGTTGATATATTAAGAGCATCAAAGCAAAATGAAACCTTACCTAGAATAGCACAGAACAGAGATGTATTTGACTGTAAATTTTGTCAGTTTGCAGACACATGTTGGGAAGATGGTTGATGGTGACACAGAAGGTAGCAAAGTGCCACCATCAAGGGGAATGGTAATGAACATTATAAAGTTTGGCAACAGTAAAAGAACTATGGATGCAAAGGAATTAGTTGAGCTAATTAGTGAGAGAGTTCCTGCAAATGTTCAGATTGATTTACTAAAAGATACTTATCCACAAGGTGTTGTAAGAGGAGATCAATTTACTATTGGCTCACTTGGTGGAGAAGCAGGTAAATCTCTTAAAATAGACATAAACCCTAGATCACCATACTTTATGAAAGGTCAAGATTTTAATGGTGCAGATGGGGTTGGAGGTATTGTTAAAATATTAATGGAGGGCAGAAACATGAAGTTGCCTGAAGTTAAAGAATTTTTTGATGATTACTTAGATGATGACACATCAAGACCAGTTGAAAAAATAAGTTCTATTGTTGACCCTAACATACAACAGATAAATCTAAACACACCCTATGATAGCGAACATAAGTATCTTAATGCACAAGGTGAATTGCTTTGTCTAGTTCGCAGATACAACGCAAAGGATGATGAGGGCAACCCTATTTTAGATAGTCATGGTAAGCCTAAAAAAGAGTTTAGGCAGTTCACTGGTGGCAGTAACTATCCAAAGATGCCAGATGTTCGACCACTCTATAACATACCGAACATAGTTGCGTCAGATAAAATAATATGGGTAGAGGGCGAAAAGTGTGCAGATGCACTAAATGAGCTTGGTTATACTGCCACATGCACAATGGGTGGTGCTGGTATGTTGTCCAAGAAGTCTGCAAATCTATTTGACTTTTCACCTCTGCATGAGAAAGAACTTATAATATGGCCTGATAATGATAATGCTGGTCGTAAATTAGCAGAACTTGTGCAAGAACTTGCTTTAAATGCTGGTGTTAAATCAGTAACTACATTAACACCACCAAGGGGTAAGCCCGAAAGATGGGATGTTGTTGACGCTGTAGCCGAACAATTCAACATAAATGAGTTTCTTAACACAAATGTAAAGCAAGTTAAAAAGAATATTAATCTTCTTGATGATAGTTTATTAATAAATAGATTTGTTGGTGATGCACCAGTGCAGAAGTTTTTGATAGCGAACACTCTTCCGTTAGCTGTGCCAATTATATTTTCTGCCGCAGGAGATGCTGGTAAAGGTATGATGACACTTGACCTAGCTATGAAAGTATCAAGTGGCTTATCAATGTCAGAATCTTTTGGTGGCACAATTAGTGAGTTTGGTAATTCTATTATATTTACTGCTGAAGATGATGAGGCAGAGATGCACAGAAGAATAGAAAGGCTTGATATAAACAATCAAAGATCAAGCTATGAGCATGAATTAAGGATTGTAAGTTTGCCTAATGTTGGTGGCGTGTTTCCTATATTACAAGAAACACATGATGGCTATAGAACAAGCGATGAATTTGATAAACTTTACGAACAAATACTACAAATGAAGAACTTAAAACTTATAGTCTTTGATCCATTAGCATCTTTTGTACACGCAGATGTTAATGCAGATCCAGCGGCGGGTGCAGCATTAACTGGCTTACTTGCACAGATAGCTACAGAAACTGGTGCGTCAGTAATTATGTGTCACCATATGACAAAGATAAAAGAAGACACAGTTGTTAGTACACCTGAACAAGCAAGAAATATGATTAGAGGTACGTCAGCATTGGTTGATGGTGTTCGTTGTGCTTTTGCTCTATGGCAAGTAGATGAAGCAACTGGTAGAAGACGTTGCCAAGATCTAGGCATAGATTATCAAAGAAACAAATGCTTTGATGGTGCAGTAGTAAAATCTAATGGTCCAGCAAATAGAAATATTAGACATTTTATAAGAGATGAGTTTAGTGGATTGTTGTTAGATAGAAGTGATGATATTTCAAGATTACATACTGGATCTAACAAAGAGATAAAAAAGACTGCATTGTTCAACTGGATTGCAGATTGTGAAAGAGAGGGTAGAGCAATGACACAACAGTCAGGTGCAGATGCTATCTTACAACGTATGTCTGCTGATACAGACGCACCTAACGTGCTTAACAACTGCACACAACGTATGATTGATGGTCTTGTAAGAGAGCTTATACAAGAGGGTAGGATCGCCAAGTATTCTTTCAGTACAAGTGGTGGTCGCAAGTGGTTAGGCACGATAGATGGCGATATGAGCAGAGGTGAATACGAAGCAACTACTGCGAGGGATAATGTATAAACTTCCAGACAATAATTGTGTAATTAGCTTTAGTGGTGGCAGAACTAGTGGCTTTATGTTGAAACAAATCATTGATAACAACAATGGTTTACCAGATAACGCAGTGGTTTGTTTTGCGAACACTGGTAGAGAGATGCCACAGACACTTGAGTTTATTAATGATTGTTCGCTCAACTGGGGAATAAAAATTGTTTGGTTAGAATATGATTTAAATGACGAAAATAAACATGTTTTTAAAATTGTAGACTATGAAACTGCCAGTAAGAAAGGCGAACCATTTGATAAATTAATAAACAAACATCAAATGTTGCCTAACCCATTAGCAAGATTTTGTACTGGGAGTTTGAAAAGAGACACCATAAGTAAATATTTAAGAAGCCTTGGTTGGAAAAGATGGCACAACATAATGGGTATAAGATCAGATGAGAAGCATAGATGTAAAGATGGTTTTCAAAATAGTTTTTATCCTCATTATCCAATGGTTGAAGCTAATCACAGCTTAATTGACGTTGATAGGTTTTGGAACGAACAATCTTTTAAACTTAACTTACCAGTTGTTAAAGGTAAAACCATAAAAGGTAATTGTGATTTGTGTTTCCTTAAATCTGAATCACAACTTGCATCTATGGTCAGAGATCACCCTGAGTTGGCTCAATGGTGGATTGATGCCGAACAAAGACTTAACAAAAGGTTTGAACGTAAGAGAAGTATGAAAGAGTTTGCTAAATTTGTTAATGCACAACAAGATTGGATATTTAATGATGAGGCTTATCTTTGCCAACAAGATGGTGGGGAGTGTACAGGTTGAAGATAGTAGATTTATTTAGTGGTATAGGTGGATTTAGTTATGCCGCCGAACAAATAGTGGGTGGCTTTGAGACAATAGCTTTTGTTGAACAAGATGATTATTGTCAAAAAGTCTTGCGTAAACATTGGCACGATGTACCAATATATAGTGATATAAGGAGTTTTAATGCAAAAGAATACAAAGAAGCAGACATCGTTGTTGGAGGTTTCCCTTGCCAACCCTGGTCGGTTGCAGGATCTCAAAGAGGCAGCGAAGATGACAGAGATCTCTGGCACGAAATGGTTAGGGTTATTGAAGACATACGGCCTAGATGGATCATTGGCGAAAATGTGTCAGGCTTTGTTACAATGCCAATGGGTCTCAGAAGAAGTCTCGTTGACTTGGAAAGTATCGGGTATAAAGCCATACCATATCTTATTCCAGCTGCAGCCGTCGATGCCAAACATAGACGAATGCGATGCTGGATTGTGGGCTACTCCGAACACGATGGATCATCTACCACCACGTTCAGAGGAGGGAACAACCAAGTTAATGGAGGGTCAACGCAAGGGCAGAACCAAACCAGCGAACTTGAGGGAGCAAGTAGACGAACAGACGATGAATTTGTACAAACAGACATCTTCGACCTTATGGCCGACACCCACCCATCAAACGGCAGGAACAGGGCCGATGATGAAAACATTGGTGACAAAAGAGGGAACTCCAGCAAAACAGGGAGAGAGAGCCTACAATCCGAAAACAGGCAAACACGTTCAAGTAACTTTGAATCGAGCAGTCAATCTTTGGCC